CGCCCGGTGGTAAGTGCAAGCTGCGCATCGAGCGCACGCTGCGACTCTGGATTGAGCGTCGTATTCTGAGTCCACCGATTCAGGTACTGCTGCGTCGAGGGATCCCATACCTGCTGGTTCTCCCAGGACTGCGTCCCCCAGGGAGTGACCTGGTCTGGCCGGTTCGCCCAGGTCTGCTGCTCGGTGACCTCGCGACTCGACTGCGCCTGCTCGCGTGCGGCTGCCTCGTAGTCGGGTGCCTTGGGGGTGGACTTGCTCATCGGATTACCTCTTCGGGCCTTCGCGCAGCGCGCGTGCCTGCAACATCTGCAATCCCTTGCCGGCCGCCTGGCCGAGTCCAGCCATCCCGGTCTGCTGCTGCGGCCTCTGTCCGCTTTGCGCCATCTGCTGGTTCTGCTGCTGACGCTCGCGAATGCGTTCAATCATCGCGCCGATGTTCCCGCCCAGGTCGCTAAACGGACCTTTGCCGCCACCGTCGCCACCACCGTAGCGCTGACGATTCCACGCCTCCGGCCCGCCGGGCGGGGGACCACCAAGGGTCTGTCCGCTCTGCTGCCGCGCGCGGTTCCGCAAATTCTCCATCCACGGGGCCGCCCCAGGCATGCCCCTGGGCTGCGGCGGAGGTCCACCGGGAGGCGGAGGGGGCTGTCCCTGCGGAGGACCACCAGGCGGGCCACCAGCACCGTATCTAGGCGGCGAGTTGCTGCTTTGCATTTATCAGGTACTCCGAGATGACGATGTCCACTCCATCGGCCCACGCATCCTTGATGCGGGCGACCTCACGGAAGCCGAGCTTGTTGAAGATCATGCGCAACGCGCGCACGTTGTCGCCTGGCGTCGAGCCGATCACCTTGCGCTTGCCATTGCGCGCCAGGTAACCGAGCAGTTCGCCCCAGAGCGGAAGTATGCAGCGCGGGTGCCGAATCCACCAATGCGCCATGACGCTCGTTGGCGTCCAGCCATCGAGACCGACCATGCCCATGATGACGTTGCGCTGCCCGGTCCAGGACCATGCGACGATGCCCCCGAACTGAGGACCAGGGTAATAGGAAGTAGCTTGGGTGAACTCCTCGTAATCTGAGGGCACCATCGCACGGAATTTGATTTCGGGTTTCACAGCATGCCACCGGAATCGAACATCACGTCGGTGCCGACGTGGATCGTCTCCTCGCTGCTGCGCCCGCGCAGGTACATCGCGACGTGGCGGCCCATGCCGCTGCCGCCGAAGGGGGCATAGTCCACGATGTATCCGCCACCCCACACGTCCGTACCCCACACGGCTGTATCCCACGTCCCGCCGCTCGGCAGGGCATAGGCCGGCGAGCTTGGGGGCTGCGTGAGATCGAAATCGTAGCGGGCGAGAATCGTGTAGGCAGGCTTCGACTGTCCGATGAACTGCGGGCGCATGAACTGCACACGCTTGAACTGCGCAGGCGCACCCAGGTTCTGGAAGCTAGTCAGGTACTCCCACTCGACTGCCGTCGCGTTGAGGCTCGGATCGGTCAGGGTCACCTTGTCGAGGTAGCCATCGTAGAACCATACGATGTTGTCCTGGTCACCGAAGTAGAGCATGCCGTTATACATCTCGGCAGTCTTCATCGGCAGACCGTAGAACTGCGCCCATGAGCGTGTGGTCAGGCTGTAGACGAACTGCATCGGCGGGCGACCGACTTCCTTCGGCGTGAGCAGGAAGATCAACTGCTCGCTCGGATTCAGCACCATCTGCCAGCCATATGCCGTGTTGCCACGTTGCAGCACGTCATTGATGCGCGGATTGATCTTGTAACTGATCGAGGTCTGCTCATCGGTTGCCGGCAGGCCCGCAATCAGTTTCGACAGTTGCAGCACACCGTAGGTGGTGAGGATCATCAGTTCGCCGCCCATCTCATCGCCCTGGCGGCGACCCTGGGTCATCTTGCCGACGTACCACCAACCGACCATGTTGAAGGTCGAAGCCTGCGCGGGGTCGGTGCCTTTGTAGACCACCATGTCGCCCGCGCTGCCGAGCGCAACGAGGTAATCGTCCACACCCTCGCCACCGTCCACGGTCCAGTTCCAGATGGACTTCAGGTATCCGCCATAGCGGAACTTGTTGCCGAAATCGAACGAGGCAGCGTTTCCGCTAATCTGCCCGACCGGCAGATACCAGGCGAGTCCACTATCGCCCTGAACGAACCAGACGCGGTTCTTCCACACCGTGACGAAATCCAGCACACCAGGAGAAGGCGTGCCGGTGATCGAGCCTGTCGTCCAGTTATTGGTCGTTCCGCTATAGACGAAGTACCCGTTCGACTGGTCGCAGAGCAGGATGTACTGACCGGCGACGGTGGTGTAGTGGTGCCAACTGCACCATCCGGTCTTGTCGTTCTTGACCGGGAAGTCCAGCACCTTGGTCGGGGTCGCCCCTGCGGTGGTGCAGTCGTAGATTCCGTCGCTCGTGCAGGCGAACAGTTTCTGCACCACAGTAGTCGAATCAGTCCCGGTGAACGGCACGAGCGTCTTGATGCCGTCTCCCAGGGGGACCGCAGGACAATGCTGCTTGTATCCCTTGCGGACGTGGACACCGTACTCACCAGGAACCATGTTTGCCATCACGAGCGCATCGGTCGGCGGCACGTTTGCCGCACCGTCGATCGCATTGATGCCACCCTGGCCGGGCGGCCAGAAGATCGGCTGCGTCTTCTGCTGCTGCGTCTGCCGCTTTCTAGCAGCAAGCTCCATGAAGCGTTTGCCGGCGACGAGAGCCATCGTCAGTCACCGAATCCCGTCTCAGGCACGTTGCGGGTTCCCAGGAAGGGTTGGTTGTAGCTGAATCCGCCATTGAGCGACAGAATCGGCGCGGACACATCCTTGCCGATCCACGCATCGAGTGCGACCCGGTACTCATCCTCCGCCTTTGTGGTGTCGAACCCCTTCGCCTGGAGGAACGCGAGCTTCAGTTTCTTCAGGAACAGGATCGGCTCGTACAGCACCGTGTCGCTATATTGCTCGACGTGGTCCTTGTAGACCGGGGTCGTTGGCGTCGAGTTGCCGTCCAGCACCCAGGAGTCCGAGACGTACTTGTAGGAAATCGGAATGCCGACAGCCGGCGGCTGCGGCCACAACTGAAGCTGCCCCTGCGCGATGCGGAACCAGGCATAGATGGTGACCGTGTAAAGCTCGGACGCCTGGAGGTAGGACCACCATTGCGCGGAGGCCGGGCCGAGCAGCGGGTACGCCGCACCAGGCGCACCCTGCTGCCAGCCGGTCTGGTCGATCATGTAGGCAAAGTCATCCGGCAGCGGATACAGCCCCGTGTCACCCGGTGCGGTGACGAAGGAGTGGTCGCGTTCCAACTGCTGCCAGTCGTTCTCCTGCACGAGATCCTGGCCGCACTCCGTCGCCAGGGTGCAAAGCTGCACAAACGCGGGATCAGTAGAGGCGAACGGGTCGTTGGACTTGTTCAGACCAACGGACACCGCGACTCGATTGATGAGTTCGCCAATTGACTGATACCGCGCCATGCGTCACTTCTCCATTTTCTTGAGGAGTTTCTCGATGCGCTCGGCCTGGTCCTGAACCGCTTTCTCCAGGGTGTCGATGCGGTTGTCGCGCTCCTCCAGGGCAGCCTGGAGCTTGGCGACCTGGGCCTGGTCCTTCAGGGCCGCGACGAAATCGGCAGCCTTCTTCTTCCAGGCGTGGCCGCCGGGAATCTTCGCGACGTGCGTGTCGGAAAGCGTCGCCAACTGCTCGACCGTGAAGATGTTCAGGTACTTCAGTTCCTCGGCCAGGGTCATCGGGACAATCGGCCACAGAGACAGAGGGGTGCCATCGTGCGCGGACTGGTCCTGCTGCGCCTTGAACCGCTCGTACTGCTTGGCGAAGCGCATCCGATCGTCGGTCGGCAGCACGCCCGTCTTCTGCACCGGGCGGTCCACCGTGTTATGCCGGTCGCCCGGCACCATGATCTTGACGTACTCGCGCTCCCTGAACACCTTGCGCCCCTCGGCCTTCGATGCCTCCACGTCCTCGACGGCACGGGTGTAGAACACCACGCCCAGTCGATCGTCACCGAAGGTGAGGTTCTCTGCGTTCATTGCCTGATCTTCAATCGTCACATCGCGAAGCATGGTCGTTTTCCTATGTTGTGGTTCAAATCACTTCTGTCCAACCGAACACACCTGG